CTCCCTCTACACATTTACGATCACCCAAATGAAGAACCAATTAAGGGGTCAGATGGTCACTCTCAACATGTAGATTGAAAACTATAACGAAAGCATTACACAAGGAGGTATAACCTCACTGGAGTGCATCGAATAGTCGGAACTCAAAATACAGAAATATAAATATATATTAATATACTATATTGGAGGCTACCCCTTACATGTTGCGAACACCCATCAGACTATGCAGATTGGAGTTCACATCCTCACTAGTATGCCTCTCTGTACTCTCCTCACTGTTCCCAACACTACCATCCAAACCAAACATTTTATTCTGTGTGGTACGTAGCGCTGCCGCCTTTGTTTGCAAATGCGCTTCTCTCGCTCGATCAGGAGTCTTTGATGTAATGACATAGAAATCAAACATAAATCGAGCTAGCGATTTGTCACGCAAGTTTCTCTTTAAACCATATCGCGGCATGTATGGTTCTTTTGCGTTTCTCATAACTATATATGCTTCAGCTGCATCAGAAAAATGTGCCATTATTTGTCTTAGAGTTGGCTGAGCATTTTCAACTATTGGACGTAATGGATATGTAACTTGCTCATCTCCATCCATCATTGTCCACTCTCCATTCAGATTTGGAGATGTTCCATTCTCAATACACCAGACCATAAACCCATTCAACATGATTCCCAAACCATCATCTCCCACATCATACTCTCGCTTTATGGCTTCATACCATGTGTTCAGTTGTTCGTGCGTAGCGCGAGTGTTATACAATTCCTCGGGGTCTGGCATGTATGTGAGAAGATGATTTAGATTTAATAAATTCCGTCCAGCTATTCTTGGTAATCTCATTTTCTCGCTCAAGCCCTTAAGTCGTGGCACTGAGAATGCTCCACTGGATCCTGCATCCACATCTCTGTCATTCTTCACTTTCTTTAGTTGCTTTCCCTCTTCTTGGTCTCCACTACTTAGCAATGTAGTTGGTGGAGTCAGTGAACTGCTAACTTTTGACTTCCCAGCATCCACTGTTTGATTATCCCCTTGATGATATACAAGTGAGTGTTGATTTTCATGGAATACTTCAAAGCCCCCACATTCTATCTCATCATCAATTTCGCTGAAAGCACGCAGATAAACTTGAATTTCCTCACTTGAGGCATCTGTGCCTGTGTATAGTTTTCTCAAAGCTGTCTCTGCAATATATGGTGCCTTACCTTCAAGAGCTAGATCGCTATATGGAGCTTGCGTTAGGACCCAAGCATAAAACTTTCTAATCTGATATAGGAGCTCTGGATAGCCCCATGCTTCAACCATAGCAGCGCAAATTGCTTCCAATCGATGTTCAGGGAGTGTGGCACGATCCCACTGTAGAATTGAGACGATTCTCTCTTCTTCAAGTTTTGGTATGTATTGACCCTCAACGCTTATTCCACAATGTGACATGAACCACAAATCCTCTCTTGATCTAGTTCTTGATGAGAAATCATAATTTAATCCAAGTTCTGAAAATTGGGCTGCCATATTATCTAATATGTGTTCGTGACTAGGCTCAACAGCAATTAGTAAATCGTCACCATTTACGAAAAACCGACAAACCTTTTCAAAATCCTCAAATGGTATGCCATTCCGTATGAACGAATAATGCATTGCTAGCACTACCATCAAAGAATTATCAACAACCGTTGAGGGCTGTCCACTATTGTTCCCTCTAAATTTCTTTAGCACTGTACCATCTGCAGCAGATATTGGTGTATAAATGATCTCAGTGTATAAGTTCCTTAGCATGTGCCACCCAATATCCCATTCCTCCATAAATGCCTCTCTTATGGCAAGTACTGCATTTATAAGATATGGCGTTAATGAACTATCAAATCGGGATCCATCAGCATCACAATAAACCCAACCTTCTGGTAATTGGCTTAGCAAAGTGTTCCATCCTCCATAGAATTTTGTCATCCCTACAGTCCAACAACAATTGAGGTTCATTGAGTAGAATTGATTATTGAAATCATCAACACAAACTTTGCCAGCTAATAATGTGTCAATTGGGGCTGCTGTGAACGTTCTCGTTTTGTTCGCTTCGATTTTCTCCTTTGATCTCAGCTCTGCCTTTAGAGATCCATTCCAAACACCCATCTTCCCAAGGAAAAGTCTTTCACAACTCTCATACAGAATTCGCTCTTTATCTTCTTCGGTGTATTTTGAGAAATAATCTGCTTTCTTTCCACCATACATAGCTCCAACAGCTGCTTTCATGTTGAGCGAACGGAAAATTTCAGTATGATCTGTTACATACGTACATTCCTTAAATCCACGCTGGCGCATATAAAGTATAACTCTCGAAACAGCTTCGTCAAAATCATCAGTGTTCACAACGCCAACTGTTATTGGTTGAGCATATTTCATTAAGTCTTTAATGTACGCTTCGCGATTGAGTTTGCTCTTTCCATACGCATGCATTTTTGGTTCGAAAAATTCACGAGCCTCCGCTACAACGTTCAAATATGTACGGAACAGAGCGCACTCCCCTTTAACTACATGCTTAGTCACGAGTTGACTTGGTAATTGTGCTACTGCCTTCAAATTGTCTTCCAGAACTTCAAGCATCCAGCGCGATTCCTTACTTTGGAATCCAACAAAGTCTAGTATATCCTTAGATAGATCTTGCAATGCTTTTATTGGTTGAAACATCCCATTAGGTTGATTGTCCTTCAGAACCAATCCCCCCCAGCACACATTATTCGCATTATACTTCCAATGTCTTTCCCACTGCATTTGTTCTGGCGTTAACTTCATCTTCTCAGAGAATTCATTATCAAACGCCACGAAATAATTCTCTCTCTCACTTGTGCTTCCCAAACTATGAATGCCAACCAGCGCTCCGTCTGATACTGCCACAAATGGTAGGCCACAATCTCCATTTTTGGTTGAAACCCAATGCTTCCAAAAGTGGCTACTCCTAATTGGGTGAACTGCACTACTCTCAGATACAGTCGATGACAAATATCTTTCTTGAAAGTTCGTTCCAACCATACACACTCTCTCTCCATCAACCGGCTCTCGGAATTTTAGCTTGCGCGGAAACACTGGAAAGTCCTTAGGCATCTTAATTATAACAATGTCTCTCTGAGAACACGGCGATACCTGAATTTGCGTAGTATTTGGCATAACAAATGTCCCATGATGAGATGTAACTTTAAGGCAACCATTATTACGTGTAAACAGGTGCTGATTAGCAATTATATATGGCCCAAAACCGACTCCATATAGAGTAGTCACATGACCATCAGATTCATTTGTTAACTTGCAAACAACCTGCGACACCGGGTTGAAATCTCGCAATCCTTTAAGCAGAGTCTGACTCTCATGATCTACAATGCTCGGATAGTCAGATAAATTCACTTCTTTAGCTTCTCCAGTTTGCCTAAACTCTCCTTGACGCTCTGGCAGTCCAGCAATCGTTGCTTTGTTTTTGCACACCTTAAATGCATCATGCGGTGTCATATCAACTTTGAGAGCTTTTCGAGTGTTCCCATCTTTCATGAAGAAAGCATTGATTGTTTGTCTGTTCCTGTGTGTTTCAAAATCAAGCTCATCAGCTTCCATCAATCTCGTTCTTTCTGCAGCGAACTCATCAGCAACTGCTTGCATGTCCGCATAAATAGTGTTTTCCTCAATCACCTTCCCAGTAAGTGGATCCATGAACTTGATGTAACTATATTCTGTCGGTTCGAATCCATACATACTTATGAAGGTTCTATTCTTCTTGCCCATACCTTTCGTTCTTCCCCCTTGCTTACCTTTCGCGGTATATGCACTACCAAAATACTCTGCCATCGTAGTATCATCATCATTCATAATACGCTCAATTTGATTATTCCGCGCATTTTTAAATCGCAACTCTTTGATGCGTCTCTTCTTGTTTGAGGATTTGCCCTGATGCATAACTCGAGTCACCTTCTGCTTAAAGCACTCATACACTATCCATGATCCTCCAGCAACAACACCAGCTGCTATGATTAAATCTCGCGCTAGAAGTTTCTTGTTCCATACTCCCTTTAAGCCAATTGCTTTAGATAAATCGTTAGTGCTCTGATGATGAACAAACTGTAATGCTTCAAACTTTGTTATTAGATCCGTTTGATTCACTGAGTCTCGCAAATTATGGTACTCTAACGGTTGGTTCTTGATATTCTCAAGTCTGTCCAAATTATCTCTCGTGTGATCAACCATGCGACTTGATCTAGCTGCATTCAATAATCCCAACATTGAGAAATGTGATGTGAAAGAATCAGTTGCTAGGTTCCGGAATTGCGCTTGTTTCTCCAATTCGTTTTCTCTTAACAACTCAATAAAACCGAGCGTTCGCGAAATGCTGTACACATCAGTTTTGAGTGTGTATGCAACTTTTGAAATACATGAGCGTGGTAAACTAGAAAACATGGATGATGATTTATATTGTTGTACGCATTCCCACAATTCTTCATGCAATCTAGATGGTATATCTTTTGCGCCAAACGCAATTCGCGTATCTTCATGTAAACCAGTTCGATGTCCAATCCTCTCATATTCTTTTGCTGTCATCCACATCGTTGATGCTGTGTATGGGATCGACTTTTCACGCAACGGAATCTCGGAATCCCGCAACTTGAATTTCTTGAGCAAATCATGTATCGCTGGGTGCATTGAACCATCATTTGCAACAAAATTCACCATAAAGAATGGTGTAATCTCGAAGTGATGCATAGTACGAACTTGCTGGATAGTACACATGTCAACTAAACTTTGGGATACATTAGCTGTCATGACTGGTAGGTTGTATGCAAAACAGAGTAACGCAGCTTCAGTTGCAATCATTGTTGGAATCTCAACTAAGCCTTTCTCAGTGTGACCAATCCTCACTGCAACGCCAGGTTTAAACCTACCAACTCTTCCTAATCGCTGAATTCGCTCACCAAAGCTAATACTATGCTTATTATACACTATACATCTATTGTCTACGTCTAAATAGGGTGAGACCTTTGTTCCAAAATCAACCACTGTATCAATGTCCAATGTCACACCATTTTCAATGATATTTGTAGCGACTATGAAATGTGGCTTGCCCTTGCGACCCTTTGTATTCACCTCAACACTTCCATGTTTCATCGTTCGCCCATCAACCTTTGTAACCATATAGCCTTTGTTGACTAATAGGTTTGATAATGTATCAACCTCATTGTAGCTGGCGACATAAACTAGGATGTTGAACCCCTTCCTCAAAACATCAAGGTTTGATCCAGAGCCTAATGCACTCACAAACGCGTTATGTGAAGCACTTTCCTCAATAATGATTTCAACAGGATGCTGCGTCTGAAAATCAGTTTCTCTGCCTGGTGGTGTTGCAGAAACTTTTAGCAATTTAACTCCACTATGATGTTCATGCAAGAGACTTCTAAATGCCATAGCAGATGCATCAATGACATGACATTCATCAAATATAACGAAATTATAATCTTCAAGTTGCATTGGATTGTGTGCAAAATAATGAAATGCAAAACCGCTTGTCATGATGCTGATCGGCGAAGATCCAAATACGTTCACACCATGCATACGTAAAGTTGGCTTCAGGAAGAATGGATCGCTACTTAATTGCCGATGAACGTTCTCTGCTAATGGTCTGGTGGGTTCAATCAATAGAACTCTACCGAACTTACTCAAACAAGAAGGTAATCCAGTTGATTTACCTGACCCAACAGCACCTCTAATTAGAAAATCAAGCCCATCGCTATGAGCTATATCACTCGCCACTGCTGCTGCTCTTGCTCTTGTAAACTCCATAAAAGCACCCTCAGTTCTATAATGTGGTAAGGTGCGGCTATTGTCAATTTGGTTACTCCACCACTGTCTAAATGTCTTTTGATTATTTACATGTGGCACTTTAATTTCGTCTTCTAAGTCGAAATGAATGACTTCATTTTTAAGTTCAAAAGTGTCCACTATGTCATCCAGACTTTGGTGTTCAACTTGTCGATCCATTGTCGCGACCACTCCTTTAAGCTTATTGAGGGTTTTGAAAATACAGTCGCTTCGCTCAGCATCGAACATCATGAAAACTAAAACAACGAATGCTATGATCTGCTCAAGTTTCTGAACTTCAAGTGTACTCTTCTGGTGCTCAACCATATCCTGCAATTGGTCTCGAGCAAATTCCTCAAGTTCTTTACTCATCAAGCCAAGATAATCAAAATATTCTTGAAGTGTTGGATCTCTTCCAAGAGCTTTGCTTAAGGCTATATGCAATGCCTTACATGCTTGTGCCATTCTATCTTCCTTTAAATTGCACAACTCTTCTTTATCCTTTGTGTAGTATGTAAGGATCTTCTTTCCAACAATGCTGACCTGAATGAAAACTCCCAATACAACTGCTACGTTTGTGCAAATTTCAATGAAAGGAAATAAACGCACAGTACTCCGTAGCATTATAACGAGAGATTTCCTCATAGTGTCTCTAATGTACCCTCTTGTTCTTGAATAAGAGTTTTCCACTAATCCTTTTGCACTCGTCCTCATTCGCCCACAATATGCAATGACAGATGAACTCAATGGAACTTTTAAATCTTTCCTCCTTAATCGGCGCAACCACTGTGTGGTATCTTCCTTGTGTTGCAATGATCGATAAGTTGCAGAGCACTTTTCCGACAAGCTTAATGCGTGCCATGAAGCCTCTAACTGGTCTGCGTAACTTTTTTCAATAATACTTTGTGCCGAATTCGCAAAGTCAATGTAACCAAGATCACGAATAACTTGGTTAGTTTCTTTCCTGTTTGCAAGACGTTCAATCATTTGAAGTGCTAACACATACGAATGTTCAGTGTGTGGTCCCATATAAAGAATGCTTCTAATTGATGGTGTGCATGTTTCGATCAGTTGCATTTGTGCTTGTAAACTTTCAGCAACACTAAGTTTCTTTGCTAATGTTTTGAGAACAAGTAACATTTGCGAGATACTCTGATCCTTTCGCAACCACAATTTTAGTGCTTCGTCAAAATGTTTATTATTATACAACGCAATCACAACCGTCGGTGAAAGAATTGAAAGAAGCAATAAGTGTGGTTCCATTTCTAAGACATCGTGGAGTAAATGTGGTCTATAAACTCCTTTGATAAGCATTGATATAGCTGAATCTTCTTGATGCTGATACTTGTTTTCCCCTTTAAAGTCACCGCCAACTCTATAGAATTTGATTTCTGATTCGAGATCTTCATTCGCAAAAGCGATCAAATGGTTAACTGTAACAACTCTCAGCACATGGTACCCAGATGTTAAAGATCCATATGAATCTAAAACATGGCACATTTGCAAATCGTGGTCTACAAGAATTCTCGGAAGAACTGCGTTATAGACTGTAGGAAATATTATACGTAGCTGAGCACACGTTGTTGCCACATCAGATAAGCTTGGCCATTTACCTAACTTTGGTATGATTTCATCCCGCACCATCTTCGTAAAATCCTTCGCCATCTCCTCTCTGACATTAACTAACATTGCAATAAAAATGTTAATGTAGCAGTATCCATCTTCTACCATCAACAAATTTTCATCTTGAGGTTTTGGCAAATCAATGTGCCTTGGATCTGTGGAAGTACCTACAACGAGTTGATCACGTGTAGGAACGTACATTGGTGTTTCGAATGCTGAGCCATCATCATTTGTTATACACGAACAGTTATGTATATAGCTCCCCTCCAATCTCCCAACACATCTTGTGCTCAATGGTGGTTGTTTGTGAAATTCACCCCTCATCTTCTGTCTGAATTCATGTAAATTCATTGAAACAATGAGAGATTTGATTGCTAACTTCCTTATTCCGTTTGGATTCTTCCTAACCTCATATGCTCCATAGCCCTTAGAAGGATCCAGCTGCTTGTAATAGTTATTAAAGAATCTCTTTGCATGCGGTTCGCGCTGTCCCCAAATAAACCCAGCATTTTTATCTAACTGATGCGTGCAAGTGATGAATTCATTGTTTGCAACTTTACTTGGCATTTTGTTTCGGAATTGTGAGATGTCACCATGTTTTGCAGCATCAACGAAGTCCTTCATATGTCTCGTAATTGTTAGGAGAGTTTGTCGTGCCTCCTCCCAATCTTCTTCTGTTGCACTACTTCCTTTGTACAAGAATTCATTCAGCTTATTCAAACCAATGAATGGTTCTTTCCTCAAGTTCCCGATTTGTTTGAAAACTTGCTCGAAAATTGCATCATTGCGCTTATTCACTTTTACCATTCCTTTAATGTGCGCAATAGCTGTTTCGAACCCCTTGTGATGTGATATGTTTTGCGCGATGATGGGGTCTAAATCTAGCAGCCTATGCCTTACCATGTCTTTATATTTATGTCCTATTGAATCAGGCACAGCTCTAGCACACATATCACATGTGATCTTTCCACTTGGTATGAAGATCTGAGTTAACAAAGCTCCGACTTCTCCACAATTTTCAATTGAATAATGAGCTTCGCAATGATGATTCGTATCTGCTTTGATCAATTCCCAAGATCTTGTGTAACCTTTCCAATATTTGTCGCTACTAGAAAAATGAGTCATACTCATCACAACATGGAGAGTAATCTTGACTCTTGCATCATATAATTTCCCTTCACTCATTCCTCTAACGACGAATATATTGTCTTTATACCTGCTATGTGCTACTTTAATTAGATCCGGTTTTAAAACAAACCCACTAGCACCTCTCGCCAATAAATTGGATTGAATTGCGCAACCCCATCCTGCTCCTTTTGCCAGATCACATATAATGGGAATGCACCTTGGATCAATGCGAAGATCAATTTTGTTCTTCACTCCATCTTCATGTTTTGTATGAATTTTAAGCCGGGAGTGCTTACCAAATTGTGCGAATGCGCAACGCACTTGTCTTTTTGCTACAACTTCCAGATTCATCTGCTTTTCCTGCATTATCTTACGCAGGTCTTTCAGTAACTTCTTAAACCCAGCTTCATCCAACGCAATTTTCTTCCTCACTATGCGTTCTTTCATTCTCTTTGATGTTGCCTGCGCCTCCCTCCATGGATATTTCACGACCAGCTGCCCAGCTGCATCGATAGTCATTTCTGTCACAACTGTTTCAGGAGTGACAGGAGGTGCCATTTGAAATGCTCTCTCCTCATTACATAGCTGTTCTTTCTTAGCGCACACTTTCATGTGTGCTCTGTCAGATAAGTGACGATAGCGATAATGGCCTTTTGCTGTCTTTACGATTTTTGAGGTAGATCGCCTCTCAAATTGTTGAGCTAGTTGTTTCTCTAGCCCTGCAAAAGCTTTCTCCACTTTCTCCTCATTAATTTCGATAAGTGGAGTCTTCTCGACCAGCTGCCCAGCTGCATCGATAGTCATTTCTGTCACAACTGTTTCAGGAGTGACAGGCTCAACTCGCGGAGTTAAGTATCCGCACGTAATCTGGCCGACACAGAATGTGTCCATCTCAAAGTAACCTTGGAAGATTTCGAGTGCTGATGCCATTGGATTGTCTGAAATCGAAAATGATTGAAATTTTGATTGCTTAATTGCTTGAGAACTTAAAAATTCGTTTGCTTTGTGATTGATATTTGCTTTCATGTAATGTAATGTTTTGTTATAATTTT